GAAGTTCTTGAGGTAAAGCTTTAAAGAATTCTTTTGGAGTATTCTCTCTAATGCTGTTTTCTCTTTCTTTAAAGTTAGCTTCAAATAACTCACGGAAATCTTTAGTAGTATAATCTTCTAAAGCTTTGTCATCATCAAATGGAAACAATGTTCCTTCTTCAATCATCTTTGATGCTAACTCAGCTAAACCAGATTTGTCTACTTTAGGTCTACCTTTATTACCAGCTTCCTCTTCTTGTGAAATAAGATTATCAAGTTCTGCAATTGCTTCTTGAACCTCTTGTTTCTCCTCTTGTGTTTCTTGAGGAGTTCCAGGCTTGTCAATGAACGATACATCTACAGTTCCCTCTGAACTGAAAACTGTTTTCTTTTTTTCCTCTTCTTCTTCATTACTTGGAAGCATCACGCTTTCTGCACCAGGTGCTCCAAATAACTCATCAAGATTTACATCTACCTGCTCTACCGTTGTAGAGTCAGACATCTCTGCACTCTTATTAGTGTCTTCCATAATTTGTTGGTTTTGTTTACTACTTAATTTAATATAAGGATTTTCTTTAATATAAACTTCTAAAATTTATATTAGATAATTCTTTTTTTGCATTATATAGCTATTTAGGTTTCTTCTCCTTACCAGAATCAAATCTATTTTTATTTTCTCTAGCAATTTGAAGTTGTTTATCAGCTATTTCTTTCTGAGCTTGTATCTTCTCTCTTTCTATATCATTCTTTGCATTATTCTGCATAGTTCTATTAGACTCCTTCATTCTTTCTAAAGATGTCTGTTCCTGATACTGCTCAGTCTGACGGATTTCTTTCATAGCATCTACATAGTCAGATTCCTCATTTTTATTTACATCTACCATAGAACCATAACCTGCTGCTCTGATTTCTGCAACTAAGATATCTCTTTGTCTATCTTTCTCTTTTTCAGCTGCTACAGCATCAATCTTCATCTTCTCAATTTGTTGTTGAGACTGTTGTTGTTGCTGTTGCATTTGCTGCTGATTTTGCATTTCTTGTTGCTTCATCTCCTGTTGTTTTTGTTCAGAAGACTTGAGTGCAGTATTAAGTTCAGAAAGTGAATCAGACTGCATTACTTTACCTAAGTCATATATAGAAGCTCCCATAGTATTATTAGTCATAGCCATTTGCTTGAGTTGTTCTAATACTGCTCTATTATTAGCTGTAGTAGTACAGAAGATATTCAAGTCTCTGAGTAATAAATCAGTACCATTAATCTCAAAGTTTACTTTCTCATCTGCTGTAGTAGTATAGGTTAGTCTAGCAGATGGTTTAGTAGAATGGTAGTATTGTGCTATATCTGTACGCATTTGGTGTACTCTAGGCATCAAGTAATCACAGTGCTGAATAAAGTACATCTCTGTTTGTGCATATGATGCTGATACAGCTTGCTCTACACCAGTAGCAGTTTGTTGAGATAACTGTTGACCCATACGTTGTGGGTTAACACCTATAACTTCATATGCTTGTTGCTTAAAGTAGTTAGCTAAGTTTATTCTAGACATAAGTCTCTCAGTCTGAGACAAGTCTAGTTTTTGGAAATGCTGGAAGTTTAATGCATTCTCTGTATTTGTAATAGAAGTATCCAGTGGTAACATCTGGAAGTTCTTCATTGCTACATATGCTTTAGCTAGATTACCTTTACCCCAATCTTCTCCTAATGAGTGTCTAGGTAAAGTATTCTGGTCAAGCATGATAATAGTACCTAATTCATCTACTAAGATATCTGCTATCTGATTGTTTACTATGTTGTAAGCAATCTGGTATGGCTTCATTAAGTCAAGTAGTGCAGTAGACTTAGTATTTCTATCTGAGAATATAGATCCTTCTACAGGAAGTTTACATCCATATAGACTACTATCACCTTTAAACTGAAACTTAAGTGGTCCTATTTTATTCTTATCAATACCTATGTAAATAGGAGTAAATCCTCCAGGGTTATTCATACCCCAGAATGATGGAATGTTAGGTCCAATCTTAACTCCTCCCCATACTTCATTAATCCAAATCCAATCAATGTGTTCCCCAAAGATTACATTGTCTTTAGTTTTATTTTGGAATAACCTTGTATCATAGATAGGCTTATCTATTACTTTGTAGTCTTCTGTTACTATTTCAGTGGATACCTCTCCTGATTCTGATACTTTTGTAAGGTGACCCACTTTCCTTTGTGACTTCCAATATGCAGTAGATACTCTTAATAGATATGCAGTACCTGCTACATTATAGTCTTCTCCTTCAGCTAATATTTGTGATATAACATCTCCTCCTTCAAGTATAGAACCTGATACCATAGATGTATACTGACGGTAAGCTAGTGAAGGTAAATTAGTATTCCACTCATGAGTTTTGGTAGCATCATAATATGAACCATCATTCTGCATACCACCTATGTTGTATCCTGCTGATCTAATAGGATAGATAGCTTCTAATGCTTCTAGCTGCTCTTCTGTCATTAGATATCCATATCTATCTATAACATCAGCTACTGTAAACATGTCAGTTTTTCCTACCCAGTTTGCTTGAGAAATATATCTAGCATCTGGAGACTTATGATAGAAGGATAATACTGGATTCCAAAGCTCTACTTCATAATCATCTTCCATCATACGGAAATGCCAGAATTCTCTATCTGTAATGAGCATGTCTCTAAAACCTCTTTCCTCAAGCTCATCCATCTTAAATCTCTCAACATCTACTTTATGTTGATGTGATGCCCATTGTTCTACCATAGATCTGTAGTCTTTCTTAAAGAACATTTCTATTTCAGGTAGTCTTTTTAATGCATCATCTGATGTTTGCTGTTGTACTTCTTCACTCTGAGGTTCTAAACCTTGAGCCATTAAAGCTGACATTATTTTTACCTTAGCATCAGATAAGAGAACTTCTTCTACAGCAGCTCTCTTTTGTTCCATCATTTCATTATAGGAAAACTCATCTACTGCACGGTATGTAAGCTTAGTTGATCTCTTAGCAAACTCAGCTACTAGAACATTAATTACATTGGGTATAATAGGATAGAACTTGAGCTCAAGTGCAGAGTTATCTTCTTTTGTTAAAGTCTCTACAATATCTCTGTACTCATTATCCTCTTCAATAATATAATCTGACTTATCAATTACACCTTTTGCTAGCTTGTAATTTTTCATTAACCTTCTAGCATTCATACGGATTTGTTTCAATCCATTCCACTCCAACCAGTCTAGGTTCCAAGCAGCCCACTCTTGATCCTTCTGGTCTTTTGGTAAAAACTGAAGAGGTTGAGTAATACTACCCATCCTGTTGTGTTGTACTTTGGCTCCCTTCTTTAATTGTAATGCGTTATATACTTGCATGCTTTCTATTTAAAGTTTTTGAATGCGGATTTTTTAAAACTTTGCCCCATTACATTTCTACCCTTTCCCATATGCCTGAAAGGGCTATGAGATAATTTATACAAATTTTCTGACTTTTGCAAGTTTTTAGAGGCATCATCCATTATTATATCTTTTGCAAAACCTCTGTTAGATTGCTGTATTTTCATAAATGCTACTAATGCAGCAAAGGATACAAGACGGTCAACATTGAGTCCTTCTTGATAAGCTTGCATTTCTTTGAGTAACATTTGATCAGGTATTCTTTCTATACCATAATGAGTCTTTACTATAGTACCATCATCTTTTGTTATTGTGTCTAACTCTTCTCTTATGTATTCAATAGCGTAAGATATTAGATGTGACTTAAATAGATTACCTGTGTTTCTCCATCCATACTCCTGGAACACGTTAGCATTTGCACCTAAGTCTTTTAAGAATAATATTTGAGTTCTAGGTACGAGATATTTTTGCTTCTTCCTAGATATCATGTATTGTATAAATAGAGATATGTTATTCTCTATAACTGTCCATGCATTATACCACTCTATGATAAGCTCTAGTTTCTCATGTGTCTTTTTGATATCATCAAATCTACCACACCATGCGGCTACTATCTTATCTTGTTCTATGTAGTTTTGTACTTCACCAGCTGAATGCTTTTGTACTTCAACTGCTGCTTTCATTACATAGATAGAACATAATGATTCTGAGGTAGTTGTCTTTCCTTCTGATACAGGGTCAATAGATGCGTAGTAGTGTTTGTTAAATACTGGATCTTTGATTGGTCTTTCCCATACCACAAGTGTACCTGTTTTATCCTCTGTCTTTTTAGATACAGGAAAATCAAGTATAGGAAGTTTACTAGTTTCTTTTACTTTAGGTAGACCATTTTCATCTCTATAGATATCTAAGAACTCATAAGAATATTCTTTTTCTTCTATTCTTCTTAACTGTGCGGCTACTAAGTTCTGTGGAAATACAGATGCCTTTCTGTAAGCAAATGCTTCTTCTATATTTCTAGGATGCTGAGATATCCTCAACTGATACTGCTCTGGAGATAACTCTTTCTTCCAGGTTATAAACTGCTCATCTAGTGCAGCTAATGCTTCTGTAACAAGTGAATTACCAAACTCATCTATGTGAGGTGGCATAGACCACTGCTCAGGTATAAATAGTCCTGATCTTCCTATAGTACCGTTCTTATCTATAAGATTAGTGTCTACAGCATAGATATCATTAGCCTCCGGGTTAAGTACCATTTCTTTCAATGGCTCACACTGATCTAAATCACCTACAGATCCTGCTGCTATAAACATACCTGTAGTAATCATACCAGATCTCATTGCTGGTCTAATATACTCATATGTCTGATCCATCTTAGGTGCAATACCTGCTTCCTCATGAAAGAAGAACTTTACTGGTCCACCAACACCATTAGTAGGATCTTTCTCAAATGACATACCTTGTATAGTACCTTTTAGACCAACCTCAGCTTTTCTATCTCCTTTTCTTACTTCAATCTTTTGCTGCCACATCATTACTTTGTGTGGAGTCATAGGACGGTACCATGCTGTATGCTCATTTAAGAATGCTGCGTATTCATCTAAGAACTTCCATGTACCTTTCTCATTGATGTAGTCCTTAAGTGAGGCACCCATCTTTAGAGTAACACCAGCTTCAAACCATAACTGATTTATAAACTTGGCTGCATGAAAGTATGATGATGCTATCTGACGTTTCTTAAGAATAGCTGAATGTCTATAATGCATTTCTGCTAATAGCTCATATAGAGCCATATGATACTGAGCATCACGTATTTTAGCAAAGTCAAACTTCTGTTGTTCCTTATCAAAGATTGGTAGGAAGTTTAACCACATATAGTAATCTCTGGTTACATACCATTCATCTTTACCATCTTTGACTATTATACCTTGTCTGCATTTAGCTTTCTGATCATCCCAATAAGCTATGAAGTCTTTAGACTTAAATGGTGCTGTACAATAGACTTTGTTTTGTCTAAAGAGTCTAGACTGTTCATTAAAGATATCTGCAGTTATTTGATTAAACTTATACTGACCAGGTTCTTTAAATATTGTAAGTAGGAATGTAGTAAAGTCTTGTCTACTAGAAAAGTCTGTAGTAGTCCATGTACCATTATCCCAAGTAGGTATATTATTCCAGAACTCCATTACATATCATATGCTAGACCCTGACCTCCACGTACTCTACTAGATTGCTCTTCTTGAAGGTCTTTATACACACCTTTAAAAGATGCTCTTATTTGATCAAAGTTTTTTGCTGCTGCTATAAGAGAGTTTATATTTCCATCTCTTCCTGCAGTTATTTGAGTATGCTCCATATACCGGGCTAATCTATCTAACATGGATGCCATACCCTTATATGCTCTTGCTGTAGGAGTAGCATACATATCTTCACAAAACTGTAATGCTAGCTTTATAGCTTGGTCTTCTGAAGAAAACTCTGCTTCTATTTCTTCTAGTATGATTTCTTCCTTATCAATCTCAGGAGTATGAAAGAATGGATTCATATCTGGATTAGGGCAAGTCATGTAGAATAAATATTGATACACTTTAAGATAGTCTTCAGGATACTTATCCATTATTTTCTTGAGTGTCTTAAGTGTATAACAATGTTCTGTGGGTACTACTGCACCATTCTGAACA